AAGGCTCCGTCTCCATGGCGGGCAGTTCGCCACGTACTGAACCGAAGGTGAGGATCTCGGCCATCGGCAGCGCGTAGTTGTCGCACATCCTCAAAGCCAGGTCGGCCATGGCGGTAGCCATGGCCGTCGCCACGGGACTGTCCTCGGTGACGTCGAGCATCGAGGCGACCGACTTGCGGGCGAAGACCCGCAGATCCTGCCAGTACGTCTTGAGCCGATACTCGTTCAGTGCGGCCAGCGCCTCCTTCGTCTCCGAGTCGAGGGCTTCGGTCAGCGCAGCGGCGCGGTCTTCGTAGTCCTGCCTGAAGGGGAAGAACCCGAGGTCGATGGGGTCGGTCATACATCATATGATACCAGATCAGTGCAGCTGTGGGAACTGCATGACGTTGAGGGAGCGGGGGTCGCCCAGCGAGGTGGGCACGAGACTGCGCTTGCCGGTCTTCACCGAGTGCGGGTTGTCCTCGGCCTGCACGCCGTACCACGACAGCGACTGCACGACGTGGGGTGGGGCGTTCATCCGGCCGACGCCGGGGACGTTGATCGAGAAGTTCTTCGACGCCAGACGGTGGGCCTCCTCGCCCCAGAAGTAGCCCATGTCCTTGGGGCTGCCATAGCGGGATCCACCCTCACGCTTGGGCATCCCACCGATCATCAGATCTTCCGGCCGGACATCACGCTTCTTGCCGAACATCTCCAGGTGGGGGACGGCGTGGTAGGGGATGCCCGAGGCCACCTTGCCCGACCACACGTCGATCGTGGAGGTGGGGTCGTGCCATGCCGGGTGGGCCTTGACCGCCGCCAGGGCAGCGTGGCCCTCGGGGTGCTGGTCGAGCCACTTCTTGCCGTGGGCCAGAACGCCGAGGAAGTGGTGTGTCCCGGCCTTCATCACCGAGTCGGCGTTCATGATGTTCCACGTATACGACGGGATCTTGTGCGTCTCGGAGTCGCCGTAGGCACCAGCGCCGCCGTAGTACACCTTCATCGCCGTGGCACCCTTGGGGAACCCACCGGTGCCGAAGCCGGACACCGTCTCACCGGCTGCGCCGTACAGATCCTCGGGAAGCTCCAGGCGAGTGTGGGCGGCGAGGATGCCGGAGCGGCGCTGTGTTACCTCCAGCCGCTCGGGGGTGTACTTCGACTTCTGCGGGGTGACGATGCCCTTCCCCTTGACGTGGTGCTGGAGGATCAGCGCAGCGGCGTTGGGGTGCTTCTCGGACAACTCCGAGAAGGAGTACTCGCCGGGCTTGATCGGCACCCTGCCCCCGTGCCCACCGTGGATACCGATGGCGTTGGGGTTCTCCTTGCTCTTCTCCGGGGAGTTGAGGAAGTCGGCAGCCTCGCCGCGGATGGTGATGACGGTGCGACCCCCGTGCTTGGGGTTCAACATGTGCATCAGCCCCGAGCCGCCCGCCAACTCCTGGGTCGGGCCGGTCATCGCCGACAGCGGCGGCGTGGCCAACTGGGCACGCAACTGCCGGTCGGGATCCTTGGGGAACTCGTGCTCGGCGATGGCCTTCCCGGCCTCGTGGCGGTTGCCGTAGAACTCGCCGGGATACACGGGTACCAGCGTCTTGTTCTGCTTGCCGTAGTCACGAGCGGCGCTGACCGACATCGACGCCGTCTCGGTGACCCGGCCGACTGCCGCCTCCATCGGATCACTGGGCATGCGGGCCAGGCCCTCCCGAGCGCCCTCCAGGGACTCGATGTGGGTCTGCCGGGCCGCTGAGGGGCCCTTCTTGCCCTCCAACGTGGTCTTCAAGGCGTTGATGTCCGCTGACAGCTTGAGGTCGATCGCCGGGGCGTTCTCGGCGTGCATCTGGCCCATGAAGCTGTGCGCCGCCGATTGCGTCGCCGCCGGGACGTCAGACCAGCCCGTGCCGCCACGGGGGTGGTTGATGTCCTCTCGGGAGGTGATGTTCCTCATCCGGCACGACTCCTCGGCTTGCGCCACCCACGGCTGATGTTGGTGGCACGCCCCAGCACCCCGTGCTCCAGGACCGGGCTGATGAAGCGGGCGGGCTGCAGGTGCGGCGGCAGTTCCTGGTTCTTGAGGTACTTCTTGTGGACGCTGTCCAGAGCATCCGGCGTGTCGTTCAGCATCTCGTAGCCCGACAGGGCATTGGCCGACGGCTTGATCAGGTAGTTGCCGATGTTCGTCTTCGGCCTACCGACAGGGTTGGGCTCCAGCTGGGGCCCGGAGGGCGAGACAGCAGCGGCTCCCGCTGTCCCACCCTGCAACGGGTTCCGGGCCTTCTGGGCCTTGGCCTGCTTCTCGGGCCACATGCCTGAGGCCAGACGCGGGCTGCCCTGCCCTGGAGCGCCAACCGAGAGGAAGGGCTTCTTCTTCGGCTTGGCCGTGGCCACGATCGCTCAGTCGAAGACCTGGGCCGGGTTGATGCGAACGAGCCGCGTCTCCGAACCAAGCTCCATCTCAAAGACGGGGCCAGCCTGCCCGGCGCTTGCGCCGATGACGAAGTCGCTGAGCATGGTCGGAGCCTCGATCCAGGAGGCCGAGCCGACGTGGACACGCTCACGCATGGTCGTCGCCGGATCCTTGATCTGGGTGTACGGCCGACCACGACCATCGCCAGCGCAATCGCCGTATGCGCCCTGGCCGAAGTCGTTGGGGATGTCCGTGTCGGTGGCTACGCCCTCTTCGAAGCGGAGCGGTCCCCGGCGCACGTTGTTGACGGCGATGGCCGTCTCGTAGCCGGACTCTGGACGGTATGACATGAAGGCCCTCCCTCATAGTCGTGTATGGAGCGAGCATAGATCAACGCCGGACAAGCGGGGTGGTTCCGACGTATAGGGCTACCTGCGGTAGAAGGGGCTGGCCACGACCTCGACCTCGGGGACGGTGGCGATCATCGAACACGCCGCCGCCAACGCCGCCGAATCGACGTAGTCGTCGTGCGCTTCCTTCTCGTTCGGCGCTTCGATCATCAGGTACTGGCCCTTCATGGACTTCTCCGCGTCGACCATCTGCGGGCGGAATCGACGCCATACCCGGGTACGCCGGGCCTTGCTGTGGCCGGGGTAGACGAACATCTTGCGCTGCATGAGTTCGATCAGGTGCTTCCACCGGTCGGACTGGTTCTTGGAGTCGCTGTTGTAGGCGATGACCTCACAACGGCTGCCCATCAAGCGCTTCAGACGGTCGGCTACGGCCGAGCCCATGCCCTGGGCGTCCACACCGATGTAGGCGATGCGGTAGGGGTCGAGGAAGTCCATGATCTGGAAGTACTGCTCCTCCCAGTCCGTGTTGTGGATCTCCAGCCAGTTGAGGATGCGGTGCTCACGGAAGCCAGCAGCATCGGGGAAGTCCCAGTCCACCCACATCACCGTGACGACCGTGGAGTCCTTGACGCGGGCCGGGTCGACACCCACGACCACCGGGGAGCGGCTCCAGCCCTTGACCAGCTGCATGGACGGATCGGCCAGGTAGTCGAGGTCGTCCTCGGTGATCAACATGCCTCGGTCCAGCTGCCACTTGAGGCAGAAGGACATCTGGAACTCCTCGGAGTCCTCACCGATGCGCCGCTTCTCGTTGGTCACCCACCGGGCGTAGTCGCTGTTGTAGCGGCTGACGACCTTGTAGTCGAACTCAAAGTGGTTCTGGCGACTGCGGCGGCTGGTGTGGCGGCGCTTGTTGAGGTTGATCGCCTTCCAGAAGTCACCCTTGTGATACCCAGGGGTACCGATCTTGACGATCGTCCCGGCGTAGAAGGCGAGCATCGGGTGGATGCTCTTACGAATCACACCCTCGTCGGCGTCCTGGCACTCATCGATCAGGATGATGTGATAGCTGGCACCCTCGATCTTGGCCCTCGGGTTGGCCGTCTGGCGGCGGCAGAACGACCCACCCTTGAGGCGGATGACCTTGCTCTTGCCGTCCACCTTCTCATCGATCTCCGGGTCGAGCAGCATCTGCACGGCGCGCTCGCTGGTCAGCCGGGTGACGATGCGGCTGAAGACGATGTCGGCCTGGTCATCGACCGGGGCGAAGATCCCGACCATCAGGCCCAGCTTGAAGCGCTCCAGGATGGGGAACGTCAGCGCCAACTTGGGCAACAGCACCATGCAGCCAGCCAGGGTGGTGGCCACGACCTCGCTCTTGCCCGACTGACGGGCCTGC